TTCTTGAAAACCAGGCAGCACAGCTTCTTCGCGAGCAGTCTTCAATCGGTAACGGTGCACGGGGCACCGCTTCATCGGGTGATCTTCGTGGTTTCACAAATATCGCCTTCCCAATCGTTCGTCGTGTATTCGGCGGTCTCGTTGCAAATGATCTTGTTTCAATTCAGCCCATGAGCTTACCCTCTGGACTGCTTTTCTATCTTGATTACACATACGGAACAAATATTGGTGGAAGCTCAACAACAACTGGTGCTGCTGGTACAGAAGATCAGCAGGATTATCGTAAGGGTCAATCAATCTACAACCTTCCAACTGGTAAGGGCGTAAGATCTGGATCAGATGCTATCGGTGGTCAGTACAACCTTGCAGGTACGGGATACTCTAGAGTCAACACGCAGCTTGCTGCAGGTGAACTAGTCCTTCTTGCATCAGGTGCTATGGCACAGCAAACATCACTTCAGGGTGGTCAATACCTTATGTCAACAGGTTCTGACGGAAGACTTCTTCAGTTTGACCCACAGATCTGTACTCTAATTGAAGACAACCTTGATGCTGATGGTAACCGTCAGGGTCTTGGTCTATTCCAGGCAATGCTTTGGGATGTCAACAATTTCCCTGCACAAGCTGATCTTACAGCTGTTAAGGAAATTGGTCTTTATGCTGGCGGCGCAGTTATAGGAACTGCAAGAACGGCAGCGGACCCGACGGGTGCCTCCGCTACTGCTGATGGTGAAGCACTTATCAACGGTATAGGAGTCAAGGTTCTCTCTGCATCTGATTCAGTTCAGGGTGGCCAGGTTGTTAATATTCGAAGGCTTAATCAGCTAGGAACTTACGATGGTAGCAAATTCACACCTGATCCAATGGTTACTAGAAACACAGCCAATGCAGCACTGTTGACAATTATTTCTGGTACATTCAGACCTGACATGGCAACAACAGGCGTGTCGTCATATCACGGATTCTCAGGATCATATGTCCAGTCTCCAACACTTAATGTTGGCGGCGACGGTGATACCCTTACTATTCCGACCTTTGAGTCTAACTTTGGAACAGGCGCAACAGCAGTTAATCCTGAAATTCCAGAAATTGACATCAAGATCGAGTCAATAGCTGTTACAGCTGAGACACGTAAGTTGAGAGCACGCTGGTCACCAGAACTCGCACAGGACTTGAACGCTTACCACAGCCTTGACGCTGAGGTTGAGCTTACTCAGATCCTCTCTGAGCAGATTGCTCTAGAGCTTGATCGCGAGATTCTTAATGACCTTCTCACACAGGCAAAGGGTGCTAACTACTACTGGTCAAGAGCTCCGGGTAAGTTTGTTAACAAGAAGACAGGCGCTGTTCAGTCACTTGCTAGCTCACTTCAAACTGGTCCTAACTTCACCGGTACAGTTCGTGAATGGTACGAGACTCTTGTTGAGACCATCATCGATGTTGCTAATGAGATTCACCGTAAGACCCTTCGTGGTTCTGCAAACTTCATCGTGGTTTCACCCGATGTTGCTACAATCTTTGAGGCTTCCGTCCTCTACAAGCCCAATTATAGCCTTGATGGCCAGGGTCAGGTCGGATCACCCTTCCAGCTTGGTGCAGCACCGATTGGTAGCTTGAGCAACCGTTTCACGGTCTATAAGGATCCATACTTCCCGCGCAACAAGGTTCTTGTTGGTTATAAGGGTGGTAGCTACCTTGAGACTGGTTACGTATACGCTCCTTACGTACCTCTCATTGTCACTCCTACTATCTTCGCACCAGAGGACTTCACACCCCGCAAGGGCGTGATGACTCGCTACGGTAAGAAGATGGTTCGTGCTGACTTCTACGGTACAGTTACATGTATGGATATGGACGTTATCTAAAATAGATCTCATCTATAGTTCTAAAGGGCACCTCTATGAGGTGCCCTTTTTTTTTAATTAAAAAACTGTTTTTTAATTAAAAAACTTCTTTTTTACAAACTTAGTTGATATTTAAACATTGAGATATAATAATCTCTAATTTAATAATAAAATTACTCTCACTATACAATCATAGGAAAAAATCAAATGGGAAGACCGACAATATTTAAATATACATTCGATAAATTAGCATACACAGAAGACTTTGGAGCAAGCGCAAGAGATTTTCTCTTAGACATGAAAAATATCTACCTTGCTGGGACAACTGTTAAAGAAGGTAGAACATTAGAGGCACATAGTATAACGATTCATAGAGGCCCACAGCAAATAATTGCAAATAGTACAGGATCGAATAGTGTTACACTTTTGTCAGGCAGCGTCTACCCCATCGGAGTAACACTGGACTCAACCGGCAACAAGCCTGGTCAAATCCATAATATATACGTTGTATCTTTCCCTGTTGGCGGAGAATCGATTGTACTTTCTGGGGCAAATACTTCTTTTGCAGGAAATGGTACTGTCTCGGATTATAGATTCATAACATCCGGATCTGGTGCAACATGCAGATGGAATACCTCTTCGAAAGTATGGGACGTTCAGCTTCACGGATCAGGATCATTTATAGCCTCATAACTTCCGATTGCTAGATGAAAGACTAACAATAATAAATAAGCACTGCAATTTGCAGTGCTTATCACCCTAGACAATATAAATCTTTCTAAATATATAGATTAAATGGAGCAAACAAGTCATGGCAGTTACAGTTACTACACAACAAAACCCAATTGGGACCATAATGGTTCAAGATACGGCAGCAATACAGACTGCAGTTGATAATACAACAGGCTCAAGTGGCACACTCTATATGGTGGAGATTGTTAATTCTGCAGGAGCAATAGTTTATTTTAAGATGGCAGATACTACAGATGCCACAGCGGGAACGACTGCGGCTGATATAGTTCTCATGTGCCCAGCTTCTTCTACGAGAAGCTATGCTTTCCCAAACGGGATAGCATTTGCCAACGGTTTTAGTCATTGGTGTGTTGCAGGCGCAGCAGAAGCCAATGTAGGTGCACCAGGCTCCGTCGCTGTCCGGTATATCACAAGTGCAAGCTAAACTGGTGATTAGATAATATAAATCTTTCTAAATATATAGATTAAACGGAGGTCATAAAAATGGCATTAAGAAAAGTAAGGATAGCAGGACCACCAAGGTGGACAAGAGAAGGTAGACGATATCTTGAAAAGCATCAGGGTAAAAGTGAAGTAGTAGAAGTAGAACTATCTCCTGAGTCAGAAGCTGAAACTGTAGAGGAATCTCTAGATGTTGTTCATGAAGCTCCCAAAGAAGAAGTCAAAAAAGTATCTATAAAAAAGAAGAAGGCTGCAACAAAAAAGAAATTAGCAAAGAAAAGCTAGCCTAGACAATAAATTTAAAAATAATTTTTCAAATAGGTGAAGACATTATCCGCTTATGGGTTATTTAAATTTCTCATAAGCGGATTCTTTTTGTAATGTCTTTTTTTATTGTATATTTAAAATTGGGAATAGAGCAATGAGCACGTTTGCAGAGACAACAAATCCGACACCTTTTGGCTTTTACGATGGTGAGACTATGTTTCAAACAGAGGCAGACTCCATTGTAACATTTGTCAAAAGAAAGCTTGGTGATGACGTCTTATCAGTAGAGCTCACAAAAAAGCAGATATGGGCAACATTTGAAGAAGCAACACTAGAGTTTAGCTCAATTTTAAACACATATCAGGCAAAGTCTCAAATAGTTAATTTTCTGGGAATGCCAACTACGGGATCAGATGGATTAATGTCTGGATCTGAGGGTAAGTACCCTAGAGAAAATCTCGACTACCTGACTAGATTTGCTGAGCCATATTCATTTGAAGCAGGTGTCGGAGGATCTTACAATACACTGTCCGGATCTCTAGATCTAAAAGCAGGAGTTCAAGATTACAATATCTATAATACACTGTCAGATGCAAATGGAGATTTACTTTTTTCCTCTAGTTTAAATACTAAGATGGGTAAGATGCAGATTGTTGAGGTTTTTCACTTTAGTCCGCAAGCAGCTTATAGATTTTTTGATACAACATCTGCAATAAACTATCTTAATAATGAGTTTAGCTTTGAGTCATTTACCCCTGAGACGATATTTTATGTTCTACCGGTATTTGAAGATATTCTTAGGGCTGGGCAGCTTGACCTTTCAAATAGAGTTAGAAGGTCAAACTATTCTTACAAAGTATCAGGCCAGAATATAAGAATTTATCCAATACCTCAGTCAGATGCAGATACACCAAAAAAATTGTGGATCAGGGTTAGATATGGATCAGATCCATTGGATCCAGCCTATCGTGACGATACTATAGGCGGAGTTTCAAATCTTTCAGATCTTCCTTTTGGAATTATACCCTATACTAATATTAATAGCATAGGTCAACAGTGGATCAGGCAGTGCTCCCTTGCGCTTTCAAAGGAGCTATTAGGTCAAGTTAGATCAAAATTCTCAAACATTCCAATTCCGGGATCAGAGCTTCAGCTGAATGGTAAAGATTTAATAACGCAGGGAAGAGAAGATAAAGATAAGCTCTTAACACAGCTTAAAGAAATGCTTGAGACAATGACTTATGATAAGTTGATGGAGACTGCTGCTACGAGAGCAGAGTTTATAAATAAACAGCTTAAATTTGTGCCTATGCCGAATGGCTTAGCAATCTTTATGGGATAGATTTATGAGTAGACTTTTTATAACACCCAGAGAGATAAATTTAATTAATGATATTGCAAAAGAGCTTGTTAAGGATGTTGTAGGGCAGGCAATTTATTACTACCCGATTTCAATTGTTAAGTCAAACGTTCATGATGTTTACGAAGAGTCTACAAAGAAGGTTTTTGAAAATCCAATAAAAATAGATGCACTTGTAAAATATGAACCTCAAGATATTAGGGCAAATAAATTTGGAAGTGAAGAATACTATACAATAGAAGTGTACATCCAGGAAAGAGATCTAATTGATAAAGGCATATCTGTTCAAGAGGGAGATTTCTTTTCATACGGTGAGGTATTTTTTGAAGTTATTACAGTCCCAGACTCAAATACGATATACGGAGAGGTTGAGCATAAAGGGTTTATTACAATTACAGGAAAACAGGCAAGAAAGGGACAGTTCGAAACAAAGGTCTTTGGACCCACAGACGAGAGATACAGCGATCCAGATGCAGTTCAAGACGAATTCTATCAGCAGAGGGGTTTCAAGGTAAATCAGGAAGGAGTCACAGGAGACGTACGAGAGCTTCAGAGAAAGGGAGTCCTAGATAAACCATTGACTGGGCCGCAGAGTGTAACAGATGAGGCAGGAGACAAGGCGGGACCTGGTTTTTACGGCGACGATGAGTGAGGTAATGCATGTCCAGTGAATCTGATAAGAGAAATGAGCTAGCAACGCCAGAAAACTTTGGAATACCGTCTGCAGGAATAGAAGATATGGATCGAGCTGTTTTCGATCTGTTTGATAAATTCTTGCCCTTACAAGTAAAAATAGATGATCAGTCGACAAAAGTTCCAGTTGTCTTTTCAACTGGTGAGAGATTTGCGCTTACAAGAAGAAACTCACCAATTAGAGATAGAAATAATGCTATAATTCTTCCAGTCATAGCAGTATATAGAAAAAATATTGATCTTTCACCTGGTCAATCCGGTTATGGATCACCAATAGCGTTTAGAGATCAGCCAACATACACAGTTAAAAAAAGATTATCTAAAAAAGATAGAAATTATCAAAATATTATTAACAGATACGGTATTAAAAATCAAAAAAATGTTAGCAGTAGAAAAAACTTTACTTTTACAGATAATTTTCCTGGAAACATAGCACAGCCGGGAACTTTTGCAACTCGTAGAAATGGAAAGAATCTTTCTCTAATATCAAGCGCACAGACAACAAGCATTTCAAATTTTCTTACTGATAATATTTTTGAAATTATAACAATACCGTATCCGACATTTATGGTTGTTTCATACGAAATAGTATTTTGGACACAGTACGTACAAAATATGAATCAGCTTTTAGAAGTTATGATGTCAAGATTTACTGGGCAAGATACAGGATTCAAGCTTACTACAAAAAAAGGCTTTGAGTATGTTGCATTTATAAATTCTCCAATTAATACAGCTGATAATTTTAATGATTTTTCAAAAGATGAAAGAATTATTAGATATAATTTTACAATTGATGTTCCGGGCTATCTTCTTGCCACAGAGCAGGAGGGATTGCCTAGTCCATATAGAAAATATGAATCTGCACCTCAAATAGAATTTGGATATGTTCAAGTAGATGGATTTGTTTTTACAGAAGATAAGAATCCCGAAGCAGTTGTTGATCAAAATAAATTTATACTTTCTGAAATTGAATCTGAAGCCATGACATCACTACAAAGAGGTCAAACATCAGCAAAAGTAGTTGAAACAATCATAAATCCATTCACTGGCGAGGATACAATAGCTGTTTCAAAAATAAAAACTCGCAATGAAAGAGCTGGTGAGACCGTTGCAAGTTCAAGAATTGCAATAGAATTACAAACAACCTTAGATTCTCCTACATCTGAGTAGAGATTTTTGATCGTTTAAGAGATAGTTATACCTGTAAAGAGTAGAACAGGAGATTTGTCAATGGCCGAACAGACATTTAAATCACCCGGGTTTTTTGAGAGAGAGATAGATCTGTCTCAGACTTCAACTTCGGTGTCAGGAGTTCCTGCAGGAATTGCTGGAACTTCACAGATGGGACCAGCATTTGTCCCAGTTACAGTGGGTTCATTTATTGATTTTGAAAATAGATTTGGAACACTTGATCCTGACATGTTTGGGCCCTATGCGGTAAGAGAATTCTTAAAGCACAGGACAGCACTTACGTATGTAAGAGTTCTAGGAGCAGGCGCTAATTCAGCTGGAACAGACTTTATAACCACACAGGTAGCAGGAACAGTCAAAGGTGCAGGATTTATTATTCAAGGTGCTGACGCCGAAGCTGGTCAAGGACCAGATGGCGATCATAGTAGAAAGCTCGGATGTGTACAGTTTATTAGTGCTAGACACTATGTCTCAGCATCTGAAGCCGTAGGGTATCCAGTTCTTACAGATAATATATCAGTCGGACTTGATAACAATGTTGCAAACCTTGTTAGAGCTGTTCTCATGACTCCAACAGGATCACGATTCCAGGTTTTACCTTTTGCATCATCTTCATATCCTGTTGATGTCTTCTCATATTTAGATAATAACGATCTAGCCAAACCATCATCTTCTGGTATGTTTAAGCTAATTCTATCTTCAACTGCAGGCTCTACATTTGGATCAACAGATGGAGTTTCAGGAATAAAAATATTTACAGCATCTCTAGATCCAGGATCTGACGCATATATTTCAAAAATTCTTAATACAGATCCTCTACAATTTCAGTCAACACAGCATTTACTTTATGCTGATTTCCCAGTTGAGAAAGAGATTGCAAGGGTCGACCTTGGATCAGAAACTAGACCGTCCTGGACTAGCGGATCAATAGCACTTTCATCTGGATCATCATTGACATCTTCGAAGTCAGGAGCAGGATCTGTATCGTTTAATAATCTTTTTGGAAAATTTGATTCACGATATACAACACCTACAACACCATTCTTTATATCTCAACCCTACGGTGATACAGAATATAATCTATTCAGAGTTGAGACAATATCAGATGGTGCATGGGCATCCACTAAATTCAAGATATCAATTAGGGACATTAGAAAACCACAAAGCCCTGGTCAAGATCCGTATGGAACATTTACTCTAGAGGTTAGAGATTTCTCTGATACTGATAGAAGCAGATCTGTACTTGAAAGATACACGGGATGCACTCTCAACCCTGCTAGCGACGACTATGTTGCAAAGAAAGTTGGAGACTATAAAGCATTTTATAATTTTGATGCAATTGATCCTGATGAAAGAAAAGTAGTTGTTCAAGGAAAGAATCCAAATATATCAAGCAGAATAAGAATTGTAACAACAGATGAGCTAGATATGGGATTGATACCTGCAAATGCTATTCCGTTTGGATTTAGAGGTGTACCAGTTCTAAAGACAACTGATACACTAACAGATAACACTGGCTCAATACGAGGAGATGTGCCAACCCCATCTGGACCGGGATCTTGTAGAAGACTATCTTCAAATATTGGCGGGTGGAGCACAGATGATGGTTCAGGACCAGGGTCAGCAACATGGTCTCAGTTTATCACATCTTCAATTCTCCCACCTGTTCCAATGAGGTTTAAAGTTACAAAGGGAGTTGCAAACAAATCTCCAAACTTTACCGGTGAGCAGAGTGATACAGAACTCGTAGATGGAAATCTATACTGGGGAGTAAAATTTACCAGACTTGCACAATCTAGTTCAACACAGACTGATACGATATATAGGACAAACCTGTCTTCGATGCCAAATGGTCTTATATCTTCTTACTCGAAGCTTATAGGAATACTAAAGCTTGATACAAATGTTACGGGCTCAGGTGCTGACAAGTTTAACAATAATAAATTCAGTCTATCAAGAGTTGCATTTTACAATGGAACGGGATCATATACTGATAGCGTTGTTGACTCAGTTCAATCACAAATTACAGGATCTACTGTGGCACACATGATTGATGCAGCATACATTAGAGATGGAATTGTTGATCCTACACTATATACAATTGCAGACGGATCTGAGCACAATAAGCGACTAACATTCGCATCACTTGCAGCACTTACATCCTCTGTTTATTTTAATAAGTTTACTGACTTTGCAAAGTTTACAACATTCTTCTATGGTGGGTTTGACGGATTAAACATATTAGATCCAAATATGGCAAATATGAATGATAAAGCAAGCTCTTCAGATACTGGCGGATATTCATCTGGTGCAACCCTTGATATAGGTCTCAACAATGAGGCAAATGATTTTGGAACAGGAGATGATAATGCAATTATTCAATCGTATAGAGCTGCTGCAAGGATCCTAACATCTGAAGTTACATCTCGTGTAAATATAGTTTCAATTCCAGGGATTAAAGATTCTACGCTTACTGACTACGTTATGGAATTATTGCCGGGATATGGAAAAGCTTTTTATGTAGTTGATTTACCTGCTTATGATGCTGAACAGACTAGACTATTTAGAGATAGTTCAAATCGTCCAAACATAGACAAGACTTCATCGGTATTTGCAGGACGTGCTGTTGATAATAATTACTCTGCTACTTACTTCCCGGATGTTACAATAACTGATGAGATTAACAATAGACCTGTAAGGGTTCCGGCATCAGTTGCAGTAATAGGTGCACTTGCATATAATGATAATGTATCATACCCATGGTTCGCACCTGCAGGTTTCAATAGAGCATCTTTAGGATTTGTTACAAATACAGATGTCAGATTAAATCAGCAAGATAGAGATACTCTTTACGAAAATAGAGTCAATCCGATAGCTTCATTCCCAGGAGCTGGATTTGTAATATTTGGGCAGAAAACTCTTCAGATCCTCAAGAGCTCTTTGGATAGAGTAAACGTCAGAAGGATGCTTCTTGAAGTCAAAAGGGTAGTCGGCGAAGTTGCAACAAACATAGTATTTGAGCAAAATACGCCTGCAACTCGTGCAAGGTTTGTTTCAGAAGTTACACCACTTCTATCAAACATACAAATTCAGCAGGGGATTGATCAGTTCAGAATAGTAATGGATTCTACAAACAACACAGATGAGGATATTGCAAACAATATTCTAAACGGTCGAATTGTAATAGTTCCGACTAGAGCAGTTGAATTTATTGCAATTGACTTTATCATAACAAATGCTGGTGTAGATTTTGTTTAGCTAATAGTTAACATATAGAATGGAGATCATTTAGATGGCAGAAAAAGTTTTTAAAAGCGCAGGAGTTTTCGCAACTGAGACAGACCTCTCAAGGCCTGTAGCTGCGTCGCCTACTGGTATTCCGGCAGGCATTATTGGGCCGTCAGTAGAAGGGCCGGCATTTGTACCAATTACTGTCGGGTCGTACTCGGATTTTAGAAGAGTCTTTGGTGATACTGATGGTAAGAAATTTGGACCTTTGGCTGTATATACTTTTCTACAGCAATCAACGGCACTAACATACCTACGTGTTCTAGGAATCGGTGATGGATTAAAGAGAGATTCATCAACAGGAAAAGTAAATAGGGCAGGATTCACTGTTGGCGAGAAGATGGTTCAAAATGACGGTCTTCTTGGAGCAAACCCGTATGCAGTCGCGGCAGGTGATGAGGGTAGAACATGGTTTATTGGTTGCTTTATGTCTGGAACTTCGGGAAGTGTCGTATTTTCTGAAGCAGGTCTTCAGGCGGGCGGAAACCAGCAAGCAGTTCCAATTATCAGAGGTATTTTGATGGCAGCATCTGGAGTAATACCTCAGCTTTCAGGTGCACACATAGGTGACATTTCAGGTCAGTCTGCACAGCCTACAAATACTGACCCAGCAGTATTAGGATCAGCAACAACACAAGGCGGTGCATCAGGATCTGTAAACCCGTCAACAGGAGACTTTGTTCTACTCTTAAATGGGCATAAGTCAACAGACGCATATAAGAATGTTATAACTGCATCATTTAAGCTTGGCGATAATTATCTTGCCAACAAACTAAATACAAATCTTGACAAACTTCAAGAGGCAGGCCACTATCTATATACTCACTATGATATTAACAATTCATTTGCTGAAGTGACAGGTAGCGGAATTATAAATCCTAAAATAGTATGTCCAGCTACTGGTGCGTATCTTAACAATACTGCACTAGAAGATATTGGATTCTTACTTACTGGATCAGGTGTAAGAGATTCTTCAACAGCAGGTGTAACACCAAATTACGAATCGTTTCAAGATAGATTTACCACAGCTAAGTCACCATTCTTTCTTTCACAGGACTTTGGTGGAACAAAGCACAACTTGTTTAGAGTTCACGCAAGGGGTGATGGTGAATCGCCAACAGCAAAATACAAGATATCAATTGAGAATATTTCGCCGGCATCAGAAGTTGCAACAAATCAATTTGGAACATTTGACCTGATGGTTAGATCATTTACAGATTCTGATGAGATGCCAGAAATTATTGAGCCCTGGGTTGGTCTTACAATGGATCCTTCAAGTGAAAAATTTATCGGAAGGGTAATTGGTGATCAAAGGGTATTTTTCGACTTTGATCAAAGTCTAACAAGTCAAAAACTTGTTGTTGAAGGAAATCATGCAGGAAACTCATCTCTAGTAAGAGTCGAGATACCAAGGGCAGTAGAGCTAGGATATGTTCCAGATAATGCACTACCAATGGGATTCAGAGGGCCTTCCCACCTTGTCTCTTCAGGGTCAGGACCTTTGTCATCATATGACGGATCGCTTCTCGGACCAGGTGGCGGAAGAAGTGATAAGCTTCAGATTACAGACGATGTATGGAAGAGAGCAGTATCTTTACCGATTAGATATAGAAAGGATGTTAGAAAAGCTCAAACTGCAACAGAAGAAGGAATACACTTTGTGGGAGCAAATCCGTCTCTATACTGGGGTGTCCAGTTTAGAATGAGAGATCCAGACAACTTGATAACAAATGCATTTGGAGATCGCGAACTTAGAAGTCTAAATTCAGCAACAGCTACATTTGATTCTTCAATGGAGTCTAGAACAAAATATTTTCCCAACTTTGATCCAGCAGCGTTTAAGTTTGCTGTGGGTAACAATCCCGGAGTTGCTGA